GGGGAGGACGTTGGAGCTTTCTTCCATAGGAACGTCATAACCCACGAGCCATGCTTCCGTCACGCCTAAAGCCTTTGCCAGCGCATAAACCGCGCTTTGTTTGCCTTCCCAGTCACCTTTAAGGTAGCGTGAGATGCTGGATTTTGATATTTGAGATTTCTCCGCAAGCTCAACTTGTTTCATTCCTCTTGCGTCAAGAGCTTCTCTCAATCGCTGTGAAAAAGAGGCTGCTTTATCAGACATTAACGATCATCCTTTCGGTGGTGTCTGATTGTATTATAAACGTTGGGTTGCGAAAAATCAATATGTTTTGCAAAAATAATTGCGAAATCTCAAAATTTGCTATTGACAAATCGCAACTGGTAGTGTAGACTAAAAGAGTAGTTGAGATATCGCAACAGAAAGAAGGTGAGACAATGGATGTTAGACTGATGCCGGAGATAAACTACAATCCGCTTCGCGGTAAAATCCGAGAATGCGGGGACTAACACAAAAAGAATGTGCCGCCAAAATTGGACTCAGTGAAGGACAACTGAACCGCAAATTAGCGGGTGAATATAACTTCAAGCAGAGCGAGATCCATAATCTGTGCGACCTTCTGGACATCGATGCAAAGGAAATCGGATATTACTTTTTTGTCCTAAAAGTTGAGAAATATCAACGACAAAAGTGAGAGGAGGGGAGGAAATGCACCCACTAAAGAACATAGAAGCCGAGCGTGCGCGAGCGGGCATGACCCGCAAAGAGCTGGCAGACAGTTTAAATGTGACAGAGCAGACATTGCGTATGCGGGCAAGTACCGCAGCCGTATGCAGCCGAAGGCATTTGTCGCGAGCCTTACGGCATGGCTTGCAAGATATAACTGCCAAATCATTTTCTGCGAGCCCGCAACGACCGGAAAATTGATCCGCGAGGTTCTCTACCGTGAGCTGAAAGAACGATTGGAAGTGATGGAATGCCCGCAAGCAATAACGGATTCGTAAAATTCGACCGCAAAATGACCGAATGGGAGTGGTACAGAGATGTGCCGACAAAAGTGCTATTTATCCATTGCATTTTTCGTGCAAACTGGAAAATCGGATGTGTAAATGGCACAAAAATCAAGCGCGGACAGTTCGTAACTTCGTTAGCAAAATTGTCGGAAGAAACGGGGCTCACAATTCGACAAACACGGACGGCGCTCGAACACTTAGAAATGACAGGCGAACTGACAAACGAAACAAGCGCGAAAGGGCGCATTATTACTGTAAATAATTACAGTTTATACCAAGATGCGCCAAAGCGAACGACAAACAAACGACAAACGTCAAGCGGAAAAAACGACAAACGACCGACAACTAATGAAGAATATAAAGAAGACACTACGTGTCTAAAAGAAAAAGAAGAAGGCGGCTGCGCCGCAAATTGCCCTTCGGGCAAAGAGTTCCCGTACGACGAGGGCAACCTGACAGACGCCTACTACGCGGAGAGGGGGATCTGACATGCCGTATGAATTCAAGCGGTCGGACGTTTACGGTCTGGCTTCGGCGCTGGGTGCGGAAACACATGAGCGCGGCGAGGAGCTGTTTTTCCGCTGGTGCCCGTACTGCAAGGGCGGCGGACACGACAAGAACACGTTTTCGGTCAATCTGGAAAACGGAACGTTCAAATGCTTCCGTGCCGGGTGCGGGGCGCAGGGGCATCTGGTGCAGCTCGCCCGGGACTTCGGTTACCCGCTGGAGTTTGATGATGGCCGAAAGAAAAAATATCGCACGCTGCCGCAGCGCCCCGTAAAGGTGACAAACCCCGCAGTACGGTATCTCGAAAGCCGCGGCATCAGCCGGGCGGTGACGGAGCGCTACCGCATCACCACGCAGCGCGGGCACGACAACATTCTGGTTTTTCCGTTCTACGACGGCGACGGTGTGATGCAGTTCGTGAAATACCGCAAGACGGATTTTGTGAAAGGGCGCGACCGAAACAAAGAGTGGTCGGAAAAAGACACGATGCCGATCCTGTTCGGGATGGACCGCTGCGAGGGCAAAGACCGGCTCGTCATCACGGAGGGGCAGATCGACAGCCTGAGCCTCACCGAAGCCGGCATACAAAACGCAGTCAGCGTGCCGACCGGCGCAATGGGCTTTACGTGGCTTGAAAACGTTTGGGAGTGGATCAACGGCTTTGCGGAGATCATCGTCTTCGGCGATTGCGAAAAGGGCAAGATCACGTTGGTCGATGCGCTTTCCCGCCGCTTACCGAAGCCTGTGAAGGTCGTGCGGCAGGAGGATTACCTCGGTGAGAAGGACGCGAACGACATTCTGCGCAAGTACGGCACAGAAGCGCTGCGGCAGGCTGTGGCAAACGCGCGCATCATCCTGGTGACGCACATCAAGGAGCTCGCGGACGTGGCGGCGGTGGATCTCTCCAAGCTGCCGAAAATCAACACCGGCATTGCAATGCTCGACCGTGTGATCGGCGGGCTGTACTACGGGCAGGTGATCCTCGTGACGGGCAAACGCGGCGAAGGCAAAAGCACCGTGATGTCGCAGCTCGCCGCCGAAGCACTGAATCAGGGACTGCGTGTGCTGGCGTATTCGGGAGAATTGCCGGATTACCATTTCCGCCGCTGGCTCGATATGCAGCTCGCGGGCCCACAGAACGTGGAGACGAGCTACAACCAGTTTTCCGACGCCGTGTACCGCCTGCCCGAGGACGTGACGGAGCAGATCGGCGAATGGTACCGCGGCAGGGCGTACATTTACGACAACAATGCGGTAGACGATGAGGATGCGGCGCTGCTCGATACGGTCGAACAGGCAGTATGCCGTTACGGCATCAACCTCGTGTGCATCGATAACCTCATGACGGCGATCGACGCGGCTTCCACCGACACGCAGTATTTAAAACAATCGCATTTCGTGCGGCAGTTAAAACAGCTCGCCGTAAAGCACAACATTGCGGTGCTGCTCGTCGCTCATCCGCGCAAGACACAGGGCGACGTGAGCGAGAATGATGCGGTTTCCGGTTCGGCAGACATCACGAACCGCGTCGATACGGTCATCAGCTACGTGAAAAACGGCGAAGACGCCCCCGCAGGCGGAAAGCTTCTGGTGCTCAAGAACCGCATGACCGGCAAGCTTGCGCTGCACGACAACGCGATTGCGGTGGGGTACGACGAAAAGTCCAAACGCGTGTACAGCGCCGCCGGACGGAACGATTTTCGCTATGGCTGGGAAAAAGAGAGCGTCTCGCCGCTCGCGATGGAAGACCTGCCGTTTTGAGGTGGAAAACAAAAATGGAGCGAAATGATTACATACGGCTCTGCCAGAGAGCGAGCCTTAAAACGGACTACGCAGGCGTGTGGTGGGCAGTCAAGTGGGACGAAAGCGACCTTTGAGAAAAAACATGAAAGGAAGATCAGACGTGACTAAAATCATCTTGGCCGAGCTCGCAAACTGGCTGGACGTGGCGTGGAATACGCGGGTCAGGGGCACGGTGCAAGCTGACAGTTATACTCCCGTAAATCGTGATGATGCGTCATCTAATCCAATCGTGTTTGTGCCGCGTGTTACCTATGACACACTGGGACTTACTGGATCAAGCGGCTCCGAATACTTTAAGCAGTGGCTTATTTGGGTGTGCAAAGCTTATCCGAATAAATATATGCTACTGTGTATCGGCACGCAGCATCCTAATTCGGTCGGCATTGTGCTTTGCCACATCTACAATACGTCGGTAGTAAATGCGGCCTGGCTACCCGAGTATGCGACGGGCAAATATTTTGCACTGGGCGGCGGCGAAATAGCTTTCGGCACCGTAAATTATAATTTTTATTTAAAATAAGGAGGCAAATAAATGAACAAAGCAACTGTACTTAAATCTGTAACGGCAGTCGTTGGGGCGGGGGTCGCGATCTGGCTCATCATCAACGAGCTCATTTCCGTCATGGAAAACCTTGCGGCAATTGGTGTGCCGGGTTTTCCACGGCTGTCTAAACTGTTGGAGAGATTGAAGAATACCGTAAGTAAAGGAGATAATGCAGATGAAAAATAATCATGAAATCATCCTCAACCAATACGCCGCGTACTGCAAGGAGCAACCCTTATATCTTGGCACGGCGGGCAGCTACGGCATGGAGATGCTGACGATCATTCGCGAGGGTGTTTGGGCGGAGTACGATATTTTAGCGGCGTTTCACCCGCCGGTCGGGGCTGCGG